TCATGCTACTGGTGCCAGAGTCTCGGGAACGTCATTCAGCACGGCATAGGCTCCATGATAGCGGCGTGCAGCCTCGTTGTAAGCAACCGCCGCTTCCTCCTCCGTGGCGTAGCTGCCCAGGCAGTGCTTGCGCCCCTGGCAATAACAGATAGCCCTCCATGGCTTGTTGGGTGAGTCCAGCCTGTAGCTCACGCCCTTATAGTGGGACTGTCCCATCCATGATGCCTTGTTGCACATGTTCTCTGCCTGTGTGCAGATACGCAGGTTCTGTTTCCTGTTATCAGACTTATCATGGTTGATATGGTCCACCTGCATGCCATCTGGCGCATCCATAATCCAGCGATGCAGGCGCACCGATGCACCTACAGGCTTGTCAAAGAGCGCGGCAGTCCTCTTATTGACTGTGGTAACGACATAGCCATTGCTGTTAATGCACCACCTGATACCGATAACTTTCTCTGCGTCCTCTGCGTCAACCCGGAACTCTTCGCCCTTTGCTGTGTGTAAAATCACTTATAATGACCTCCTGATAATAAGTAGTTTATTTAGGGGCGCACCTCTCTTAAAGCGCCTCTCTATTTTTCTTATTACCTGTATGGAGGCTATATACACATGACACTTCTTAAAAGTCTTATGAAAATCGTAAGAGAAAAGATTTAGGCAAAGGAAGGAAAAGGCGGTTATGGCGGCGAAACTATATGTACAATCACAACAGCAATAAGGAGGAAATGGTTATGGTTAAACAGGTTACGTCTGCCCTTTGTGTGGCTATGCTGTCAGCTGGTGTGCTGTTATCAGCCGGATGCGGGGGAAGCAGTCAGCCGGCGTCATCGTCTTCAAGTGCATCTTCTTCGTCGGCATCTTCAAGCAGTGCCCAGAAGCAGGAAGCACCGAAGAAGCAGGAGTCACTGCAGGAGCAGGGCTTAAAAGACCAGTCCGTATCGCAGGACTACCGCAATGCTCTTAAGAAGGGTATTACGTATGCGAATATGATGCACATGAGCAAGCAGGGCGTATATAATCAGCTTACGTCTCAGGCAGATCAGTTCCCGCCGGAAGCTGCTAAGTGGGCAGTGGAGCATATGAGCGACATTGACTGGAATAAGAATGCTCTGGAGAAAGCTAAGACTTATCAGAAGGATATGGCTATGAGCCGCGGCCAGGTTCAGGAACAGCTCGCTTCCGAAGTAGAAGGTTTTACGCCGGAAGAGGTTAAGTACGCCATTGAGCATCTGCCACAGTAAGGAGGCGTTGTCATGTCGACATTCTTAACGCTTGTATTTATGGTTACGCTGATAGCGTTCCCGATACTATGGTGGAAGAAGCGCAAGGCCAAGAAAGCGTTTGGCGCAGACAGCGAGCAGTACAAGAAAATGACGCTCATAAAGCGTGTCGTGGGTGCTGTATGCGTCCTGTCCTTCTTCGGTGTTGGGGCTACGGCGCCGTCGCAACAGCCAAAAGATAACCCTAAGCCTGAAGTTAAGCAGGAACAGACTGTTAAGCCCGAGGCAAAACAGGAGCAAGCAGCTCAGGAGCCCGTTAAGCAGAAGCATATCTACGACAAAGCAAAGGTTGTCGATATGATGAACGGCATGGGCACGAAGGCCATCGGCAAGGTTTCCATTATCGAAGCGCAGTCTACGGATGTTACGCAGGAGGCGCTGGAGGACTGGTATTTCAACTACGTTAAGCCTCACGAAAAGGAATTCAACTATTGCCTTATCCTTTATACGGACAAGAACAAAAAGGAGGGCGTGCTCTGCTCTGCCGGCGTCCTCACAAAGGATACGCCGCTGGAAAAGGACAAGTATGGAGAGACCTATTCTAAGACGCAGAGTGGCGGTACGATCTGGGGGCCGACGGATGACGGTCACCTGAAGGAAATCAAGTAAGCATTCAATCTCATAAATACAAAGAGGGCCCTGCAATCAAATGCAGAGTCCTCTTTTGCTATATGGGAGATGGAGAAGAATGTTAAGGGGGGGGCAAATTTGGACCACTAATGCTTTCGTCGGCTAAAGGATTATGAGCGTGACAGCCAGTCACCCGGTACTTCAGGATTCCGGTCAAGGAAGAATCGGGTGGGCTTGATGGAGTACTCCCAGCGGTCCCTCCAGCGAGTATGTGCCTGATCAGGAAGCTCCATGAAGAGCTTATCCACGGCATAGTCATAAGACTCGGAGCCTACGGAGGGGAGGGCGCTGATAATGGCTGAGAGTTCTTCTTTCGAATACGTATCGAAGTGCTTGAGCTTGTAGCTCTTGACCTTGCGGCCATCCACGTTGAGCTCGTTAATCAGCATTCTGCATCACCTCCAATTTATGAACGATACTGCGGAGGAGTGGTGCCTGCGCCTCAATTTCCCTGCGGGAGAGACAGGGAGAGATGATGTTGCAGTAGATGGCACGGCGTTCTTTTGGGGAGAGCTGGTGGAGAAGGGAAACCATCTCGCGGGCATCCTCCCTGTCCTCGATATTATCGGCGCTCAGCATCTCAGATAGGTGCGTGAGCGTGTAGAGTGTGGTACGTGCTGCTGGCTCAGTGTCCATGCAGGCCACCCTGGCAGGCGTGTTGCCCTCGATGTGGCTCCAGTCGTGGATATGACCTACTGGCATCGTTTCTTCTGAAGTATCGAAATCAGGGTGCCGCTCCGTCATGCTGTTAGCACTGCACGTCGTAGATCAGGGCGAGGCTGCTGCTTACATCATGGCCTGCCAGCGCAAAGGAGGCAATTTGGATAACCATGTTGAGGGCAAGGCGCTGGCTGATGATACCCGAGTAGTTCAATCCTCTCGTGGCCATTACTATCGCTTTATCCCACTCATGATCTTCAAGGGCGTTGATGGCGTCCTGAGTGATGTGGTTGGCCTTGTGCTGCTGCATGACGTCGCGGATGATGCTGTTGTGTTTCATGATAGTGAGACTCCTTTTTTTCCTACAATAAACTGATGATCGATTCCCCCCTCTTACGTCACCAGCCATCAAAAAGGGGAAGTAAAGATAACTGGTCACGCAAGAGGAGAAGTACCCGTCATACGGGAATCTCCTCTGTAGTGCAGACATACCTTGGGGCTTGTCCCGAAGGATTTTACATTTATATATTAAGTGGATTTGGAACCGCTATGCCCATTTGGGATGATTAATCTTTGATTAAATATGTTTTCTTGTCGTGTCTTGATGTACGGCACTCTGTGTGCTATACTTTTATTCGTAAGTGTGAGAGGGCTTCAGCTTCGGCTGGAACTCTTTTTTTTGTGTGTTGGTTATCATGCGGCCATCTCCTTACAGGCAGATACGTTGTAGACCTGGCAGAGGTAGCGGAGTGCCTGCCTGACAGAGCAGTGGGCGAGCGCCACCACGCAATCCACGATAGTCCAGCCTTTGTCATCAACGGGAGATGTGGTGCTGGAGCAGTAGTATCGGTCAGGCCGCTCTCCGTTATCGTAGATAGAGGCGGAAGGGTGCCTGTCATCGTGGAAGATATCGCAGAAGCTGATCGGGCTGCTGATAAGCAGGAACTCGGCAAGGTTGGCGTGGCACTTGATGTAGTCCAGTGCGTTGCCTACGTGCGTTGTCTGATCTGGCACATCGAAAGTATCGAGTGACAGGTTTCTGATGGCATTCAGACGTGCCTGCTGCTCTTCGCTGGTAGCCTTGACTTGCATCACGGTAGGAGTTTTCTTCGCTGTCTTTTTGGTCTGTGGGTATCTCTCCTGATATCGGGTGACACAAGCGGCAGCACTGAAAGAATGGAAGAAGGTTTCTTTTTTTAGCTGATCAGCTGTGTAGGTGATGTCACGATAGAACAGGAGGCGGGTACGGAACTGATCATAACCATCCTTGCACCACATCGAACTGGGGACTCTCATAAGACGTGCGCAGTTGCGGCAGGCGGTGTCGGCAATCTGCACGGCATCCAGGAGTGCATCCTCGGCTTCCTTCCATTCAGCTTCCGTGGTGACGTTTTCGCAGGCCCAGTAGACATGGAAGCCGTTTCTCGTTTCATTAACGGCCGTAGGTGCGGGCAGGGCGTTGATGATGCTAACGAACATCTTCTTGTGCTCCAGAACCTCATCGAGATTATAGTAGCGGCCATCCTCGCCACGGCCTGCATCAAAGTCGAGGTACCAGGCGCGGAACTGGGTGATGTCTTCGTTGCAGGGATTGGTGTCGCCCTTATAGACGGCAGGTGTATTGCTGGTAAAGTAGAGATCTTTATCTAATGTAGGATTCGTCACGTGCATACCATGCCGGCCAGCCTCGTTCAGTGCATAGATACGAGGATTGTCTGCATCTTCCATCAGGTGCTGGGCAAAGAGCTCAAGAGCCTGCTGGCCATTATACACGGGAGCGTTCCTGCGGGCCTCGTATATCTCTGCTCTTTTCTTTTCCCTATCCTCGGCTTCTGCCGTCATGCCGGAGAGGATGCGCAGGTCTTTGATAGCAGCCTTGGGCAGAATCTTGTCCAGCTCCTGATAAAAGAGCTTGTAGACCTGCGGGCTGATGCCACGGCTCCTCATGGTATAGAGGGGGTTGACAATGAAGCGCATGCTCTTGTCATCATTCGTCATGTTGTCGTAGATCATGGTCAGGACGATGCGACGCTTGCGGATCATCGGCCAGAAGTTGTCACGCCACGTCTTTGCGGAGGTGATGCCGACAATCTTCATAATGTCTTCCTTAGTACTGACGGGGATGATGGTGCCGTGCTTGCGGGTACAGATCTCGTTGTCGTCGTTGATGCTGGTAAACAGCTGACAGATGCGGCGGAAGTCTGTACTCCCGATGGTCTTGTCATTTACAAGGGTATCCATACCTGCATCGTAGACATTGAGGTGTTTCTTGCCCTGCATGATGTCATACTTGTTCTTGCTGGCGTGCCAATACTCCTTGTGCTTGATGTAGTCTACCTCGCCGATGTTCTCGCCCCTCAGAGCCTGGGTGTCCTTTTTCATCCTTATTAGCCTCCTTGACTAACTGCCGGTTTATCTCACACGCCGGTGCTCTCGCTGTCTCTACTATTTTCATTACGTACGTCGATACCTCTTTTCAGATAAGATGAGGATTTTATTCTGGAGTGTTCTAGGCGGCTTGATGATACCATTCGGGGATAGCGCCGTCAACCTCTCCCCCTGACATGATTTATTATAGACCTATTGAGTATATACGTCAATATTTGCTCATAAAGTATTTCAGTATTGACTGTAAGAGGGGAGAAGAGTATAATATAGTCGAGGAGGAATCTGCAATGAGAAAGAAAGACGGTCCACTCAAGAAGATGATCAGCATCAAGCTGGAGCCTGAGCTGATAAAGAATATGAAGTCCTATGCTGGCGTGCTGGGCATGAGCACCACGGCCCTGATCGAAAAGTCAGTTACCGAGTACATGGCCAATCACCAGATATCTGACGACCTTCGTGAAGATATTCAGGCGCTGGCTGAGATGCAGGAAGATGTGCACCAGAGAATCAAAGACACCATAGGGTAAGGCAGAGCAGTCCGATGTGGCTGCTCTTTTTTGATGCCATTTTACCCCTAAAAAAGCCCCCAAAATCTGGGGGGATTCATGCCATATCCCCCCAAAATCTGGGGGCCTCCTGAAATGGCCGTGATGCCCGTCATTACTAGCCTCAAGCCACTTTTGGGTGTTCAAAAAGGGTGGTAATCCCTTATAATTGTATAACAAAAGGGTTCACACCCTAAAGGATGGTCGTGGAGGATATAAACTGGAGAAGCTTGCTGCTGTGGAGGCACCCCCAGAATCTGAGGGACTGTTCCCTATACCTGCGGGCAGGAGGAGCGGCGGCCGCCTATCACAGGAGAGGTATCTTCAGTTATTTATAGGACAGGCCTGTGTGTGAGCGAGGCTGGCTTCTGCGGGCCATTACCCCCATTCTTCGGCACTGGTACGGGAGTACTCTTTAACAAGAGCGTACAGACCCTTCCTGAGCCATTTTCTACGTATCATACTGTAAGTACGAATATCGTATCTTCGTCTCTGATAATATGGAGGAGCTACTTCTGCGTCTCTCCTGCCCTTCCACGGCCATCTTACCTCCGTCCCCTTACTCTCATCGTACCCATACCCTACAGGAGAATGTAGACCCCTCCTGATTGGATATAGAACACATTTAGATTCATCGGCTCTTTCAGGGGGATAGGAGCCCGGAGCGAAGCGGAGGGCAGGAGGGAGGTGTAGTCCATAGACAAGGGAAGGCCGCGCCCTTATCTTCCTTATGAGTGTCTCTACGTCTCACCTAATATATAGCATACAATTTAATTGTATAACAAATAGCTATATCCTCATCGGTAATATCTCTATGAGGAAGGTGAGCAAGAGAGTGAGCAACAAAGTTACTACTGATAAAAAAGATAAGCCCTTCAAGGCCAGCGGCGGCCACAACAGGCCCAAGTATGACTGGGGGGCCATTGAAAGAGATTATGTGCGTGGCTATGACGATGAGACAGGCCATCACTACCCGACACAAAGAGAGCTCAGTGAGAAATATGGCCCATCACCAGCTAGAATTGGCACGAAGGCCAAGAAAGAGCAGTGGCTCCTCCGACGTGAGCAGTTCGTCAATAAGGTACGAGCACGTACTACAGACAAGATGGTCGAGGAGATATCCGAGGATAGCTGTGACTTCAATCTTAAGGTGTTCCAGGCGGCCACCACAGGCGTCCTGCGCATACAGGAGCTGCTGGATCAGGTAGCAGATCCCAGGGCCATCAATTCCCTTATGAGTGCCCTCCAGAGTGCTCAGAGAACAGCGGCAGCTACGCTGGGAGACACACCTGACAACGGCCATGTTGATATTCACGTTTCACTGGAGGATGACAATCAATGATGAAACATATCCGAGATTTTATTAAGGTCGAGTATACGGCAGACTTCTGCCTTGACCTGTCTATTGTTCTGATTTACCTTGGTGTTCTCATGTACTGCATCACCCCGCAGCCGGTGGATAACCTTATCCTTGGCATGGGTGCGGTCGCCCTGTCCATCCTCTGGGAGATTCACCACGACCTGCGCGATATTAAGGATAAGCTCCATGATTAACATACACATCAGCACCAAGGTCATCAATCCCGTGTACAGGCCATACCTGCAGGACACGCACCGTTATCAGATTTTTTATGGAGGTTCTTCGTCAGGCAAATCCTACTTCCTGGCCCAGCGGTGCATCATCGATATGCTCCAAGGTGGGCACAACTACCTCATATGCCGTAAGGTAGGCAACACCATCCGCAAATCTACATTCAATGAGGTAGTCAAGGCTATCAGCAGGTTCAAGGTAGCCAGCCTTTTCGCTGTTAACAAGAGTGATCTCGTAATCACAGGGCCTAATGGTTATCAGGTTATGTTTGCAGGTCTCGACGACAGCGAGAAGATTAAGTCCGTGACACCAGCAAAGGGCGTCATCACGGACATCTGGGTGGAAGAGGCGACTGAGGCCGAGAAGATCGATATCCTGCAGCTCGACAAGCGACTCCGAGGCGTAGCCACAGTTCCCAAGCGCCTGATTATGTCGTTCAACCCGATTTATCAGCTCCACTGGATATACCAGAGCTACTTTGCAGGGCACTGGTCGGACGCCACCACCCATTATGAGGATGACATGACGGCTATCCTCAAGACCACGTACCTCGATAACAGCTTCCTCATGGATGATGATAAGGCGGCCATGGAAGCCACCTCAGACCCTTACTACCGTTCCGTATATGTAGAAGGCAACTGGGGCTCACTGGGCCACATCATCTTTACCAACTGGTCTACCGAGGACCTGTCTGATAAGGAGTTCGACTCCTATCTCTATGGCTGCGACTTCGGCTTCGCCAATGATCCGACGGCTCTCATAGAGTGCCATCTGGACACAGACCGGCGCATCCTCTACGTAACCAAGGCTGAATATCTCAAGGGCTATACCAATGATCTGGTTGCGGCCTCTATCCAGAACCTTATGAGAAATCCTCACGATGTTATCTACTGCGATAGTGCAGAGCCCAAGAGCATTCAGGAGCTGCGCCAGTACCGCATACCAGCTCAGCCGGCACCAAAGGGCCCTGACAGCATCAACTTTGGCATTCGTTATCTGCAGAGCCTGCGTATCATCGTGGACAAGACACTCCTGCCGCTTATCAATGAGCTCTCTGTCTACTCATGGAGAGAGGATAAGGATGGCAATGCGATACCGAAGCCCGTGGACAGGGACAATCACCTGCTGGATGCTCTCAGATACGCCCTGTGCCATGAGATGCGCAATTCGGGCTATCACATGAGCTATGACCAATACAAGTGGCCTACAGCGGGGGCCATGTAAATAAAGAAAGAAGGAAAAATATGCCGATTAAGTTATCCGATGCCAAGCGTGACGAGCTCATAAGCAAACTCAGGCAGGATATCGAGGCCAGCAACGCCTACTATGAGCAGGAGGTTGAGCCAAAGGTTATCGAGCGCTACCGCATCTACAATGCAGATAAGCACTACTATGAGCAGATGTTTCCGTCACTCAGCAAGAAGTGCTCTCTCGTGTCCACCGACGTGCATGATACCATCTCGTCTGTCATGCCAAGCCTCATGAAGACGTTCTTCCAGTCTTCAGACGTTATCAGCGTGGAAGGACGCGATGGAGGCCCTGATGATGAACAGCGGGCCAAGGTGATGCAGGAGCTTGTCAACTATGAGCTGGAGCACGGGAGCGCCTACATGACCTTTTATCAATGGATGCTCGACAGTCTTATCACCAACTGTGGTATTGTCAAATGTGACTGGGAGCGCACCTATAAGCCGGAGGAGCACAGTGACACCGTGGATGCCCAAAACCTCGCCTTATTCACCCAGCAGATCGAGGGCAGTCGTGGAAAGGTAGAGTCCATTGAGCCACAGGAAGCCGATGGCAACGTCACCGTACATTATACGTTACAGGTCATCGATAAGAATCGGCCTCGCATCCGCAACGTGCTTGCCAGCGAGTTCCGATTTGACCCGACGGCCACATCCCTGCATGACTGTGCTTTTGTAGCACATCGCAAGGTGGTGTCTATCGACCATTTGCGCAAGCAGGCAGAGACAGGCCTGTATGATATGCATGCCGTAGAAGAGCTCGCTGTTAATGGTACAGACCCGCACTACACGGCCCTCGACACCTATAACAATATGCATATCGATGAAGATGGCAACGAGGTAGATACAGGCAGGCGCAAGGTGGAGCTCTATGAGTGCTATGTCGATATCAATGTCACGGACAACCCGAATGCCGTGCTGGAACCGTACATCATCACCATCAGCGGTGACCAGATTCTTCGCATCGAGAAGAACACGTACGAGCGCGCCCCCTTCTTTTTATTAACAGCGTCTCCTGAGCCCCATAAAATTTGGCCGGATAAAGGTTATGTCGATACTATTGCTCCCATCCAGCATTCTAAGACGGCCATCCTGCGGCAGATGATCTACAACCTCGCACAGAGCAACGACAGCAAGATGGCTGTAGACCTCACACAGATCCTTGACCCCAATGACCTCATCAACAATAATCGCTACATCAGGGTCAACGGTAACGTCTCTGAGGCCATCCAACCGTTACCAGCTGCTCCAGTGCAGCCATGGTCGATGAATATGCTGCAGTATTTGGATGATGCCAAACAGGAGATGTCCGGCGTCACCAAGTACAATCAGGGCATGGATTCCTCCAGTCTCAACAAGACGGCTACAGGCATTCAGACGCTGACCCAGCAGTCCAATATGCGTCTGGAGCTCATTGCCCGTACCTTCGCGGAGACGGGTATCTCTGAGCTCTTCAGATATCTCATAAAACTGAATCAGCTCTTTGTCAATCAGCCTATGGTTATCCGACTGGCCAACCAGCCGCTCACCATTACGCCGGATGATCTCGATGGGAGCTACGACCTCGTTATCAATGCAGGCATGGGCGCTTCCAGCCATCAGGAGCACTTGCAGGCACTGCAGATGCTTGTCCCGCTTGTCCAGCAGCTGGCTCAGATCGGCATGACTGGCCCTGAGCAGTTCTACAATCTCTTCACTAAGATCTGCAACGAGCTCGGATATAAGGATGCTGACCAGTTCATCATGAACCCGCAGCAGTCCCAGCAGTATCTCCAGCAACAGCAGGCACAACAGCAGCAGCCGCAGGCACAGCCCCCGAAGGTATCCGTAGGTTATGACCAGTTACCGTGGCAGGCGCAGATGCAGCTCCTTAATTCTATGGGCCTGCAGGCAACACCTCAGATGATGACGGAGAAAGTTCGTCAGGATGCCCTGCAGAATGCTGTTAATGAACACACCAAGGCAGATGCCAACAGGGCACCAGAACATGGAGCGCCGGATGCCGCACAGGCCCTTGCCTTTATGAGTAACGGAAACCCGCAGGAGGAACAGTACAATGGATGATAATCGTCTCACTATGCTACGCCAGCAGGTACAGGATGGTCAGGAGGCCCAGCAGGCGTATACCTACCTTACACCATTCATGAATGATAAACGTGAAGCTCTCGTGCATGAGCTCTCTACGACAGAGCTTTCCAGCATCAAACTGGAGCGAGCACACGTAGCCCTCCGTCTCCTACATGACCTGGAGCAGAGCTTCAAGATGCGTATCAGTGCCGCTACGTTAGCAGAAAAGGAGTTGCGTGAGTATGAGGTTTGAGAACTTTACGGATGAAGAGCTCGCCACCAAGCCGCCTGTCCAGCTTATCAAGGCCATGGGTGACCGTATGGAAAAGATGAATGATGCCCTGCTGGCCGTCAACGAAGAGTGCAGGCAGCTTCAGGCACATTTATCAGCCATGGCTAAAAAGTTAGATGGTAATACTTTTATGAAGGACAATAAGCCTTCTGAATAACAGAAAGGAACAGTGATTCTAAATGGAAGACCAAGCCAACAGCACTCCAGCAGAGAGTACCGAGCAGTCTGCGCCTCAGGAAACCACTGCGACTGATACCTCATCTTCCAACGAGGAAAGTCGTAATGACAGCGCTGACACGAAAGACCTCGGAAGCATGAATGAGGAAGAGCAGCTGAGCGCACTCAAGAAAATGGGTGTGTTCGACTCCACAGATGCAGAACCGAACCATGAAGCTGATAAGGAGCAGAAGCCGCAGGACAAGCCAGCAGAGCACCCTGCAGAGCCGATGTTTACCGTGAAAGTGAACGGCGAGGAGAAGCAGGTACCCCAGTCGGAACTCGTCGCTGGTTATCAGCGTCAGGCCGACTATAGCCGCAAGACACAGGAGCTTGCGGATGAACGCCGCCGTTATGAGTCTTTGATTGCTCAGGTAGCGGCAGGCAACACACAGAACCAACAGCAGCAGACCCAGGCACCGACAAAAGGAGAGCAGGTACAACAGTCGTATGATGCGGCCGTAGCCCGCGCTGAAGACATGCTGGGCATTCCCCATGGCGAGTTCAACCAGTTTGACCCCACGCACACGTATGCGCTCAATCAGGTACAGATGATGCAGGCTCGGGAAAGCGATGCTATTAACCACCGCAACATGGCTGTACAGGATTTCGCTGACCAGGCACGGCGAGACCCCCTTACGCCGCAGATTGAGAACATCTTCGAGTCCATGATTTATAAGCTGGGTGCAAGTGGCGAGAAGGGCCAGCAGGTTGCTCCTTACCTGATGACTGCCTATGCACGTTTTCAGAGCGGTCAGGCTACTATGGATGACCTCGATCTCCTCAAGGCACACTGGGACTACTGCAGACAGATTGTATCCGCGCCAGCACACTCCAAAGCAACACAGGCACCTCAGCCGCCAGCTACGGAGGCACCGGGTGCAGGGCAGCGGAATGAGCCCAAGGCTCGTCTGAGCAAGAAGACGCTGGCATCCAAACGCGGCGATGACCAGTTCGCTTACCTCAAGAGCCTGGGCATCTTCTCTTAACAGAAAGGAATTGAAATAAATGGCTACTTACAGCTATGACGAAAAGACGAACCGTGAAGACCTCACGGACATTGTAACCAACATCAGCCCGACGGAGACGCCGCTTGTCTCCATGTTCGGCAAGACGAAAGCCAACGCCACGTACCATGAGTTCGTCGAGGATGAGCTCAAACCGGCTAAGGCCAATGCTCACGTCGAGGGCGAGGACATTACGGCACACGAGGTTCCGTCCCGTGTCCGTAAGGGCAACTACACCCAGATTATCGAAGAGGACTACAAGGTTACGGAAACGCAGCAGGCTGTGAACACAGCGGGCGTCAAGGACGAGTATGCTTACAACGCTTATAAGGCGATGAAGCAGTTCTCCAAGGATCTGGAGTATGCTCTGGTAAACAATACGGAGGCCAAGGCTGGTTCCAAGACGGAAGCACGCCAGATGGCTGGTGTACCGGGCATTGTGAAGACGAACATCCTCACGGCAGCGTCCATCACGGGCAAGGTTATCGGTGATGCCCTGCAGGCTGCATGGGAGCAGGGTGGCGAGCCGACGAAACTGGTTGTCTCTGGTGCCAACAAGCGTGCAGTCTCGGCTATGACGACCTCCAATACGAAGACAGTTGCGGCGAAGGACAAGACCCTGACGGAGGCCGTTGATGTCTATGATACCGACTTTGGCCGCATCGAGATTGTCGCTTCGCGCTTCATGCCGTCGGATACAGCTTTCGTGCTCGACCCGTCTTACTTCAAGGTCGCTTGGCTGCGCAACGTCCATAAGGCAGACTTGCCGAAGCTGGGCGACTCCAAAGCTGGCTACATAATCGGCGAGTGCACGCTGGAAGGTAAAGCAGAGAAAGCATCGGCCATCATCAAGATTGGCGCTGGCAAGTGACACACTGAAGAATAACTTTTCCTCCATCAAATATATCTCCTAAACCAACTGCCAGGGGCAGGGCAAGCGCCCTGTCCTATTTTATTAGCAAGGAGTGATTCCATGATTGATTTATCCGACAAGGATGACATCCAGCGGCATCTCCTGTCTTTATCCAAGGATGGCAGGGATGACCGTATCATCCATATCGGCAACAATGACGCGGTACTCCAGCAGAATGCCGAGGAGCGCAAGGATGACGGATTCATCAATATCCCGTTCTTCGGCAAGATCCGCCGCGTAGCCCATATTGATATGGGGACGGTACACCTGCTGGCTCATAAGCATGACGCAGATGCCATCAGCTACCTAGAGAATAACGACACGCAGGCCCGCGACCGCCTGATCCGCAACTATCCAGAGCTGTTCAAGGCCTGCTCGGGGAGGGTATGACTATGACGATTAAGCAGCTTATCAAGAGCATCCGCATGGCACCCACCGTGCAGGATATCTCAGGAGCCAAGTTCAGCGATTATCAACTTATCGACAGCATCAACAACGCCCTGGAGATGATTTACAACACACTGGCGGCCAGTGATAGCGCTATTCTCGATACTACAGTGCAGCTCAAGCTGAAAAAGGGCTCAACAGAGCTCCCTGAGGATTGCGTAACCCTCGTAGACGTGTACGACATCAATGGTGATGAGCTCACGCCTATTGGCAAGGGCGACAAGCTCAACCCTTCCACCTACCGCGTCGTGGGCAATACCCTCTACACGCCGTCTGATGTCGTGACTATCCAGTACAAGCAGGGCTTCACTACGCTGACCCATGATGACATGGATAGTGACCTGCCATTGCCTGCCTATTTTGTGCCACTTATCAAGAAGTACAGCCTCGTGATGCTTGCTGGCGGCATCAACCAGAATGATGCACAGGTTATCCAGCAGATGACGAAGGACGTGTACTCCATCACGGCCAACAGGAGCTGGTCTTACATCGTGAGCAACGGCAACAGCGCCCCGTGGCGCGTATAACACTCATAAGGAGATGACAATATGACAGTATCTGAGCTTATCAGCCAGATTAACCTCGAAACGGACGAACTACTGGACAGCGATGAGGAGAATCTGCAGTACATCAACGATGCCCTTGACCTCATCGGCTACTTTCTTGCAGGTATGGCGGCCCATGAGGTCACCAGTACCACCAATATCAAGGATAACGACCCAGTGCCGGACAACTTCACCGACTTCCAGCCCCATAATGGCTATCCCGTATACGTATCGGACGGCCATTTCAAGCTCTTAGACCCTGATGACTACCGTATCGAGCGCGTGCGCTATACCCACGCGCTATCTCACGTATCGAACATGACAGACACGCTGCCCATGCCGGATGCTTATGGCTCCTGCCTGTGCTTCGTGGCCAGCTACTTAATCAAGAAGAAGATTATGATGCCGATTGAGTCCTGCCAGCAGGATAAGGCCTTCGTGGAAGAATTGATGTCGGCCATCAAGGCGGCTAAAGGTGGTGCGCCCGCATGACGGAGTATCTGCATTACAGCTCGCAGGCTTATCCCTACGGCCTTGACTGGTCTAGGGATGCTGAATCCATCGGGGATGCTTCGCTGGTAACAGCAGAAAATTGCGAGTATGACACGGAGGATGGCGGTCTGGCCACCAGCCCCGGCGTGCTTACCATCTATCACTCTGCAGCAGGGGACATCGACTCCCTGTTTCACGATGAGGTAAATAACTGCTTCTACTTCTCTACGGCAGAAAAGCTCTATGAGATTGATGAGGCCTTCCAGAATGTTCCTATTGAACTGGGAACGCTCAGCGGCACATCCAAGCCCCATTATGCTCTGTACAATCACACGGTGCTTGTAGCATCAGGCTCCTTCCTGCAGTTTGTTGAGAACCATGCCCTGAAGGATATCAGCGGCTCTCCCAATGCATCAGGTGTGGCCCTCTACAATGCCCGTGTCCTGACTTGGTATGAGCATGACGCCAACCTGCACATGTCTGCCGTGGGAACGTATCAAGATTGGAAGGTAGACCCTGATAAGCAGACCAGTGCACAGGAAATCACCGTAGGCTATGGCAGTGTAGGCAACATTATCGGTGTGGGCTTTCTGGCCGACAATATCATCGTCTACAAGGAGGACGGCCAGGCCTACAGATTGTATAAGGATTCTGTTCAGGTAGCAGACGGGCACAGCATCGAGGTGCTTGCCTCGGCGCCAGTATCCCGCACTGCCTACCTTATGAGCAATGATTCCTGCTTATCCGTGAGCAACCAGCTCTACAGCGTAGGTATTGCAGGATTCCAGCTCTTACAGCCATCGGATACTTCAGCAGACGTAGCACCTGTGGATATTGGCAGGAATGTTAATGGCAGGCTTTCCACGCAGGTCACCCATGATTGCCGCGTATTCCATGTAGCTCCCAAAAAGCAGATATGGATTCAGCCGTCACCGTCTGCTCCTACGTACATCTATTCCTACGTGAGCCGCTATGACGATGGCAGGGGCGTGTTCACCACCCGTCATTTTACCTACAACCTGCATGACGTAGCTGTTAATGGCAACGATATCTATGTGGCAGAGGGGCCTTACATCGGCAAGCTCTCCCCCGACACAGACAAGGATATGGGTATCCAGATGGAGACGCGCATCACAGGCCCCAACAGACTGCCGCATAAGCGCAGAACTATCGTGATGAACCGCAATATCGTCACTCATAACAGACTGCCGGGCCAGATGACGGTCAAGGTGGGAAAGAAGACCACGGTGCTCACGCTCAATGGCAACGGTGAGCAGTCTATCGAGGACAAGGGCGATGAGCAGATCGAGGAGGCCAATGAGCCTATCGACACGGGAGATGGCTACACGAAGAATCTGCGGCCTTCCTGTGGCTCCAACCGCTCCGTGCAGGTTGATATCCATGTCACGCAGGGCGCTATTGCCCTCCGTCAGCTCGAATATGATTATCTGGAGGTTTGATACAAAATGAACCGTAAATATCCGAATAACATTTCCAAGAACGGCACCACCATCAAGCAGGGCTTTATTAACGATGACGCCGATATCCGCAACCTTTACCAGCTCCTTGACACCAAGGCTAGTAAGGATGACCTGAAGGGTTACACGCCATCGAAGGGCAATACGCCTTCTCCTGCACCAACGCCGACTCCTGCTCCGTCTGAGCAGTCCTCATCTAAAGCAGCACCCACGGGTGTCTACAACATTGTGCTGGACTGCCATTACAACGCCAACGGTGAGCCTGACTTCCTCACGTATCAGAGCGGCTCCCGTTATGTGGGTATCAATGGCGAGGATACCACGGGTGATGGCAGTGGTGCAAAGCCTGTCGTGATTAACTTTGCCGATGGCTTCGCTCATGGCCGTGTCACCAACTATACGGAGACGATCGCCACGAACAATATCAACGTGTGGTGCCCGGGCCTGAACACGACCCAGTATCTCTATGTGGAACGTCAGGCAGATGGCAAGCTTTCCTATGGCACTAGTGCTTATCCCTGCATCACATCCTATGGCTATCCGACCAATGCCCAGCAGGATCAGCATATCTACAACCCGAACACGGCGCACACCTACTATTATGATGGTGGCTCGTGGCGCAAGTGCGTAAGAGTATTCCTCGGCGTTGCTGTGACAGACAAGACTGGCATTATCAGTGTCTCGGCTCTGCCTACAGCATCTGCATCTACGACACGCAACGTAATGGTTCTGGAGAAGGATGGCCGCACAGTTGACCTGCTTAACCCTAAAGATACGGGCAGGAAGGCAGACGTGGTTGCGGAATCCCTCACGGCGCACGCCATCAAGGCAGACATCATCACGGGCTCTGTTAAGGGTGATGTAATAGGCAACGCAGATACGGCTAATAAGCTGGCTAAGCCATTCAACCTCACTGTTGGCGGTGATATCACGGATGATATTGTCAAGACCAAGGTTGCCATTGATGGCTCGGATGACGTCCAGCTCTCTTTATCCGTACGACATGCCTATGCCGCAGATGTAGCTACCAATGCAACCAAGGCAGGCAGGGCAACAGAGGCAGATCAGGCAACTCATTGCATGCAGGCTTATGGTATCCAGACATTCAAGAAGATGCCTGAGAGTCTGTCAGAGATTCAGGGCAACATTTTCATCGTATGGCCGGAGGCGATCTGATATGGCTGCAGTCAACAGAGTTACGCTTTACTACCGCAAGCAGGGGGCTGACCCCCATGACCCGGAGAAGATGTTCGCGGGCACTACATACCTTATCCCCGTCCTGTTCTATGACTGGTCGGATAAGCGGGTGCAGGATGCCCTGAAAGACCAGCCGCTCCTGTGCCTCAAACTGGGAGACAAGGTTTACGTGGCAGGAACGGTGGAGACAGGCGGCAACATTCATCCCTCTTATGAGGCAGAGAAATTTCTCACGGTAGAGGAACAGCAGGACTTGAAGGGACTGCATGCTCCGTTTTTCTCTTTGGACAAGGTGGGCTATATCCGCATGGGAGATCGTCAGGCCACACCTCTTACGGGCATTGTGTTGATGGATGCTGAGTACATGGTTACCTACTACCGCAAGAGTCGCCATGCCGCGCAGGTATGCCTGAATAACTATCAGCTCGACAGTCTCTCCTGACGGTAATATTTCATTGAAGGAGGAACGCCGATGACACTCAGGGACTATATCAGGGCCTACGAAGCCAAGACAGAACCATTTGTGCTGGAGGAGGGCTACACGCTCCTATATGCACCTCATAAGGGGTTCATCACCTACAAGGTGGCAGGTGACGCGCTCATTCTCGACCACTGCTGCACGGTCAATGATATCCATTGGATTCAGCGCAAGGGCAGGGAAGTGGCCCGCGAGCACCACTGCAGATGGCTGGTGACGCAGACCATGCGCTCACCCAGGGCCTTTCTGCGGCAGACTCACGCACACCTTGACCTCACACTGTCTGGCTATCGTCCTAATGGGATATGGTACTGGGTGTTCATCGAAGAGGTTCCTCCTCTTTTATCAGCTGATAAATAACAGAAAGGAATGACGATATGAGATTAGCAGAAGAGTACGACTGCTACATGCGTCCTGCCGTACATCTTGGACACTGCCACTACAAGGGCCATCACGGCTCCAGCACCACCGTGCAGAAGCGGGATATCCCTGCACAGACCAAGGAAGAGAAAGAGCTTCAGGATCGCCTGCAGGCTTATTCCCAGAATGGCCTTGACGGTGCCAAGAAACTGCAGGGCGAGGCGCTGGACTATATCAACAAAACCTACAATCCTGACTGGAAAGCTCTCAAGGACAAGTATAAGGGAGACATGGATAAGGCCCTCGATGACTACAAGGGCAGCGGTGACCGTATCCTTGATCGTTATCTTGATGCCGTGAGGGACAATCAGGCGCAGTTCAAATCCACCACGGACAAGAACATCGTCAACCATAAGCAGGAGGGCGACTTCCTTACTCATGCTTATGAGGACAGTCTCAACCGCGCCAAGGATAACATGACCCAAAGTGAGCAGGCAGAGAATGCCCGCCACGCCAATGCAGGCAATGCCAACACGGATGCGTATGCCAGCCGTACGCAGGAAATTGCTGACAAGGCGCAGGCAGAGCATGGCCGGAACATCGATGAGCTCCGTAACGATATGCACGACAAGGAAAAGGCATACCGCGAGGCCACAGAAGAAGCTGGCTGGAGACGGAGCCAGAGCGGGCAGGAACGCTTGGACAAGCGGGAAGCGGAAGGGCAGGCCGCCAATGACACCTATGCCCATGACCAGCGTCAGGCCCTCGATGACTATAGGCAGGGTGGCCAGTCTGCTCTTGATGCTTATAAGGATGCTACCCGTGATTTGGAGAGCCAGCGTCACGGGGACACGCAGAAAGCCCTCGATGACATGAGCGCTCGCCATGATGCAGAATCCTCTGCTTATGATCAGGATATGCGTAATGCTGAGGAGGCCCGTAACCGTGACGTGCAGGACGCCATGGACCGCCGCAACGGCAGTGAACAGCGCCGCCTCTCCCAGTACGAGCAGGACAGCCGGAATGCGGCAAACATGTACGAGAACCAGAGCGGCCATGAAGCTGATGCTTATAAGGCGGGCAAGCAGACGGCGCTCAACGATTATCAGTATGCTTTGGATGAGGCACAGCGCAAGGGGGAATCCAAGCGTAACCAAGCCCTCGCGGACTATAAAGAGGATAGCCGCCGGGAAGCGAATCATTATGGCTGGCAGTCCCGTATCAACGCCGACCTCTACGACAGGCGCATGGCCAATGCCAAGGAACAGGCACAGCAGCGCGAGCAGGACTGGACACGCGACTATGACAAAGAGCTCCTGAAGAATCGTAACGATTATATAGGCAGGCGTGACGAGGAGTCCCGTGCCTATAGATCGGCCTCAATGGCGGACGCGGATAAGCGCAACAGAGCCATAGATGACGAGAATGACCGCGCCGCCAGTGCCCGCAGTGATATTGTCGATGACTACAACCAGAGAGGCCAGAGCGACCTTGATGACTATACAAACAAGCTGAACGACATTACCAGCCGTCACATGGACCGCATGAATGGTCTTACGGACCGTATTGCGGACAACATGCAGAAAGGTCAGGATCGTTACACGAACTCCATGGCTGACGTGGATGACGACTTCAAGTCCCTCTCCAAGGGCACCCTTCCTGATGAGTACCAGAAGAACCGTGATATCGTCAACCAGCATGCCATGGATCAGTACAACGACCGCCTCATGCAACAGCTGGCGAATAAGGGCATCATCAACTCCACGTATGCTTCCCAGGGTATCAGCAATGAGGCTCAGCAGATTGCCCATATGAATGCAGAGAACTACAACAGGGACATGCAGACGCAGGCGGGTATCCTCACAGGCCGTGCCAATGCGGCCCGCGATGCCTACTCCATGACCAAAGACCAGAACCATGACCTCCTGAATACTCTTGGTGATGCTTATAAGCAGATGTACGACACGGAAATGGCTGGCAACGACAAGGGCTATGGTGCCCGCCGTGACTACACCAAGAGCCGGTATGACTCCCGCCTGGCCAACGAGAACCAGACTCATACGGACTATCTCAACGGCATTCAGGGCAACTATGACGCCACGAAGGCGGCGCGGGATAACGGCTACAAGGCCATATCCGATGCCACCAAGGACATCTACGACGCCAATAGCAAGGCCACGCAGGCACGCTATGACGCGAACATGAATAACTCCAAGAACTGGTACGGCAGGGACAAGGATTACATCGATTCCTCGTATCAGAATCAGCAGGGTGCGGCCGACAAGGCGCATAATGCCAACCAGAGTGTTTATGACAATACTTATAAGGCTGGTATGGATGTCGCCAATACGAATGAGCAGAATGCTACGACGAACGCGAACAACGCCTATCACGCAGCAGATTCCGTGGCAGATTCTACGCATAATGCTGAGCAGTCTGTTATCGACAACGGGTACAAGGAGCATAAGGACGCAAGGGACAAGGCGTACAATGCTGGCACGAACCTCGATGACAACATGTACAAGGACGCGGCCGAAAATGCCAATACGTCCTATAACAATGTCCAGCATCGTGCGGATACGCGCCTGAATGACTCTTCCTCGTATGTCAAGAGCGCCTATCAGGCGGCCGTGGATGAGGCCAACCGGCATTATCAGAATCAGTCGGATAACTACGGCAATGTTTACAAGGCCACGAATGACTACCTGACGAACGCTTATAACGGGGCAAGCAAGACCGCTGACGCTATTTACCAGCATGCCAACGACCTCAGCAAAGAGAACTACGCCAACGGTACGGCCTATGATGAGCGCACGTACAACGATACTGTCAATCCTGCAACGCACCTGTACGACACGGGGATTGGCAACGCCAAGAGCCTGTACGACGCGGCCACGGCCAACACCAATGGCTGGCAACAGGCCCAGCAGAATGCGGCAGACAGCATCTACAAGGCACGCATGGCCAACGAGACGGGCATCCATAACGACAATGCCACCAGCATCAAGGACATGTACAATGCGGCCACCCAGAATGCAGGCAATATCTTCAATGCCCGCCAGAAGAATGCGGACAACATTTTCTCTGCCCAGCAGGGACAGGCCAAAGACCTTCTCAGCAACGGTAACACCATTGCAGGCAACGCGCAGAACGTCGCTCAGCAGAATGCCACCAATGCTTATAATGGCAGAATGCAGGGACTGCAGAATGGCTTCAATGCAGAGGGAACGGCACAGCAGGGCTCTTGGTACGCACCGGGCAAGATGCTCGACTATGCCCAGAACCTCTACCTGCCTGGCCAGAACCTGTTCAATACCATGTACTCGGGCCGTATGGGTACGGGTACGACAAGTGCCACGACTACGCAGAGCGGTGGCGGCAATGGCCAGTTGTGGGGCGCACTAGGCTCCCTTGGCAGTGCTGCTATCATTGCCTGCTTCACAGGGGACACGCTGGTAACGACACCTGAAGGCTACAAGGCCATCAAGGACATTCAGGTGGGTGACACGGTGCTCTCGCTGGATGCGCACAACCACGTCGTTCCGAAGAAGGTTATTTCTCTCCATACACCTGTGGAGCAGGAGATTGTAGATGTGACATTCAGGGATGGCACAACGTGGCATACGACGGCTACGCAGAGATTCTTTGATGGACGGCACTTCCACAACGTCCGTGCAGGGGGCAGCGTGATGGATGCAGACGGCCTCACCTGGCCCGTTATTAGCGTGTTCCGTACAGGCCGCAAAGAATTAGTTTATGATTTCACGGTAGAAGGAAACAGTGACCGCAACGTGTTCTTTGCGAATGACGTTGCAGCGGAAGGATATGGTGATTGAAATATGAATAGAAACGATGTATGGGGCGCACTTGCCGCACTGGGTTCTTTGTATGGCATGAAGCAGGCTGGCTGGCTCGGTGGCGGCCACGCTGCTGCACAGGCCGCTGCTCCCCAGCAGGGCATGTTCAAGTTGCCGTCTATCGTTGATACGATGGCCAGCAAGTATCAGGTCAAGCCAACATTCCCTCAGCCGCAGATGCCTATCCCGTCTTATAACCAGCATAACCCGCAGGATGACCTCTTGGTATGGAAAGCCAAGGAGGATGCTATTAAGCGCCAGCGGATGAAGGAGGGCTTCCTGCAGGCAGGCATGGGCCAGCTTGGCCAGGCACTCGGTGGCGGCGGTGATGACCAGCAGGCTCCTGTGGCGCAGATTGCTCCCATGAGTGCGCCGAATATTCCTACGCCACAGGTGGCACCGTCGCTTACGGGTTCTCATCAGGCAGGCGGCAGTCAGGCCTATATTCCTTACCAGTGGGGCCAGCGCTAAGGAGGTCAGATAAATGCTCCAGAATAACTTTGAGAGAGATAACTACGGGCCATGGAACGCCCTTGCGGATATCTTGGGCACCTACCTGCAGAAGCGCTCTGTTGATGGTGCCATGAAGGAGGCCGCACAGTACGACCAGCAGGCCGCGCAGATGCAGGATCCCGGTTGGGAACAGAACCCTGTACCGCCGACCAAGGAGGGTGCGCAGGCTTATGCGGATACGTGGGCTAGGATGAAGCGTGATGGCCAGATGGTAGACTTTGACTGGCTGCACAAGATGCCGCAGGCTCAGCCCAAGTATGGCATGGATGCAGCAATGGCCTCTGTAGCAGGCCCGATAGGTGCGCCAGCTCAGTCTCAGCAGTACAGTTTCAAGGCACCAAGCCTTGTGGATACCATGGCAAGCAAGTACAGCGTGCAGGCTCCGTCGGCTGTCACGATGCCTTCCATAAAGCCATCCACGTCTGTGCCTTTCCAGTCTGCGCTTAACAGTTCCCAGCAGGCTCAGACAGCTCCTGCCCAGCAGACACTGCCTGCCCAGTCAGCAGCTCCTGTGCCACCTGATGTGCAGAAGTTCCGTGATACCAAGGCCGCTCACCCTGAGTGGTTCGTGGGCAACGTCTACACAGGTTATGGTGCTCCGCATGATGCGGCGCAGAAAGCCTATGACGCGGCAGTGCAGAACAATGCTTCTCGCCCGGCCATTGGCGGCAGTCTCAACGATATGCGCAGCCAGCTCCAGAACAACATGCTCTCTTACCAGAATCCTGATAAGGCAGCTGTGGATGCAATGGCGCACCAGCAGAAGCAGGCAGAGTATGACAACTACGCGGCCAACATGAAGGCACATCCTGAGTGGTTCGCGGGGAACACCTACATCGGAGATAAGCTCAATGGTGACAAGGCCCATGATGACAAGGTGCGGCAGGATGCCCTTGCGGCAGAGCAGGGAGCTCAGGCCAAGAAGGATCAGGAGCATGCACAGCTCATGCAGGGCATTCCTCATACTGACCCGTACCAATTCAAGACTGGTATGGAGCAATATGGCTTTACGGGCCGCAGGAACAAGCCTCTGACGTATGATGAGTATGTAACGAAGCTGAAGTCTTCCAAGACCCAGCTTATCAGCCGACTTGTCCATAAGTACGGTATCGAGGCCGCTGGTAAGGCAGAGAAGATGATTGACGACTCCATCAACAACCATATCTCGGAGTACGGCGACAAGCTCCTTTCCACGGCCCTGCAGGGTATCAATCAGAGCATGTTCCAGCAGGATAAAAATGGCCAAGTGTACCGCAGGGATATGTCTATTCCGTCCAACAAGCTGGCATTCCTCCAGCAGGTGCAGGCATACGACAATGCGGCCCAGCGTATGGGCAAGCCGACGTATGACACTAAGGTGCTCGCAAGTATCCTCTCCATGGATAATGTAAAGAATGTCAACATTGACTCGGGTGCACAGATCCATATTCTCACGGTTCCGGCCAACGGCGGCAAGTTTGATGACGGCAAGACCGTACATGAGTCGGTTGTCCTGCCGAAGCAGGAGACACCAAACAACCTGATGAACCGCAAGACCAAGGTGGCAATCACGAAAGCAAATAATGCCATGAAGAAATATGTGGCAGATACATCCAACGCGACGAAGCTCAAGACGGCTCAGATGAGCGCGAATGCTCGTATCACGGCAGCAAAGATCAGCGCTTCGTCCAGAGGAAGCCGCAGTGGTGGTGGCGGCGGTGGTGGCAACCATGCCTACAAACACACGGTCGACAAGGTGTTGCATCAGTTCGACCTGGCGGAACAAAGCGTCAGGAACGGTAAGACCTTCTCCGACGACGATGACCATAACGTGCAGGAGCTCAACGATGGCGTCAATGAGGCCATTGAATCGGGCAACCTCTCAGATGCAGAGAAAGAAGCTCTGATAGAGCGCAAGAATCAGTTTGACGTAATGTACCAGCAGGCACGCCAAGAGTACGACGACAACAACTAAGTGCGCAGACAGTAATATATTCTTGAGGGGGAGAGGCTTCCGGCCTCTCCTTTTTCTTATGAGTAAGCAACGACGAAGGGAAGGACGATATGAGCAGACTGATAGATGGGTTGAATAAGCGCAACTATAGTTGGGATGGGAACTTTGATACCACGCACGACTATGACTACACGCCTCCGCAGGATGACGGGGGAGACGATGGAAGTAGCGATGGTGGAGATGGCGGAGGCAACAGCGTACTGGATCAGGTTCTTGCGGGTGATGTCAACGGGTTGGTAAATGACGTAGTGGATACGCTCCAGTCGGCAGGCCGTGCTCTTGTCAACCACTACAATGTGAGCAACGTGCAGGATATCCAGAACAGCATCTCTGATGATGATGGCAATATCACGCCTGAGAGCATCCAGCAGTATGAGGCTCCGCTGGACTATGACTACAGTCAGGGATACACAGGAGACTACGAGCAGGCTGATTCCAGCAACCCGATGATGCAGGCTTTGGATGACCCGTCCTACAATGCGGCAGCGACAACCCGCAGTGGTTTCTTCGGCAATCTCGGCAACGACTTCCAGGATTGGACAAAAACCGTGGATGCGGATGCCTCAGCTATCCCCGGTGCCTACTACGACATGCGCACGGAAGACAGCGATGAGTCGAAGCAGGCCTTCAAAGATGCCGCATGGAAGCTCTATGAGGACGGCATTGCCAACCCTGCCATGAAGGTAGCTGCTACGCCGTTTATTCCAGCTCCTGCACGTATCGTAGCGGGTGCTCTGGCTACTCCTGACCTTATCAGCAGTACCGTAAATGCCTTTGAGCAGGGCTATGATGGTTCAGACGGCAGTGGAAACGGTGGTGTGCTGGGTGGTGGTGCTAACGTCCTGAGCTCTCTGATAGCACAACCACTGGAAGAACTGGGACAGGCGGTAACGCACCCGATGGATACTCTTGATGACATCTATGAGCATCCATCCGACCTCTATAACAAGGTGCTGGAGCCTGCCATGGCTATCGAGCTGCCTTATAAGGGTGCCAAGAAGATCAACGATGTTGCCTACAATCACAGCGAGCATGTACGCGACTTCGAAGACCCGATCAAGGATAAGGTCGATGAGTACAAGGATAAAGCCAATGAGGTGCTGGATAAGTACGTCCCTACGTATGAGGACTACCGCAATGCGCCAGATGATGTAGATGCAGGGCTTGAAGAAGATATTACGCCTGATACGGGAGCAGACGCCCAGCAAGCTCCTCAGTCCAGCGGCTTCACGGGGCCGGGCAGTGAGTATGATGGTGAAATCAATCAGGCTTGTGCTGAGTATGGTGTTGACCCAGCACTTGCTCATGCTGTAGCGCAGATTGAGAGCCAACACGGCGAGGCTACGAGCAACGTATTCGGTGTCAATGGTGTATCAGACCCGCATGAGAGTGTTCGTGTAGGCGTCAAGAGTCTCAAGAGATGCCTAGACGATAATGGCGGCGATGTCGTATCAGCCCTGCGTGAGTACAACGGCAATGCTGTGGCAGACTATCCTGACCGTGTGCTGGGTATTGCCAACAATGAGTATGGCGGTATGGGCAAGGGGGGCGCTGGTTCCATGAGCGGTCTCGACAGTGCAGAGCATGCCCTGCTGGGTACTACGATGGACAATCATGGTAATGGGTGCGCAGAAGCAGCTTGCAAGCTGGGTAGCTGGTACGACCCATTCCTCAAAGAGGAGGCTGATAAGGGACAGGCAAGTGTTCCCAACCTTATCAGCGATGCCCGTGCGGCAGGCCGTTATATCGACTTCGATGAATCCAAGCTGGAGAAGGGCGATATTATCGTCTATGATGGCGATGAGCACGTCACGGTCTACGATGGCAAAGGTGGCTACGTTGGCAACTCCACGAGCGCAGACCAAATTGTGCACAGCCATGACTACACGGATTGTGGCACGCCAACGGGCATTATCAAGTCTCCAGATACAATGGGTGGCGGCAGAGGCCCCATATCCATGGATGATACAGAGACAGATTTCTCTGACCTTGACAGTTCAGCTGAATCAGAGGACAGGGCAGAGGCGGAGAGCAATGCTCATGCTTTTGACGATGCCAACAAAGAGCAGGATGATGCACTGGGCAATCTCTTCGAGGATGAACCCAACGAGGATTATGACGCACCTGATAAAGAAGGCAAGCAGGCACCACAGCATCCTGACGAAGCATCTTCTGTATTGGGTGATGATGAGCAGGCTAAAGCATCGGAAATCCACAACCCTGATGATGCTCAGTCTGTGCTGGATGATGACAACACGGCTGATCTGAGCGGCCTGAGTGACCATACGGTAGCAGGTGCGGGCAACCAGCTTCTGCAGACTAAGGCAGAGAGCATTCCACTGGAAGTGTTCCCAAAATCGGAGCAGGAGATTCTGAAGCCCGTCTCTGTCATGGATGAGGATGGCCGCGCCGTTGTCCCCGCCAAGGCTATCCTTGATGAGGCTTATAAGCGCCAGCAGGTATACGATGGAGGGGAGCAGCATCAGACGGCACCGAAGCAGGAGCCAGCCAAGACCCATGAGCCGGATTCCCTTGACGAGTCCATTGGCGGTGACATGGGATACGATGACCTCGATTATGAGGACTTTGGCGATGAGGAGTCTGAGCCTCTCAAGCCAGCAGAAGTCAAGACCGAAGATTCCATGAAACAGGATGTCGATGACGCTGTTAAGCAGGTGATGGATGAGGGCGACGATGAGCCGGCACCCAAGTCTGAGACTGCTACGATGGCAGAAGATGATATGGCCTACTCCAAAGGCAAGAGCTTTAAGGACAGAATGAAGCAGGATATCGATGATGCTGTTAAGCAGGTAGCTGATGAAGGCGATGACCAGCCAGCACCGAAATCCTCGGGAGCACGAGAGGCTGCAGGAGAGTTTGATTACGGGCAGGAAGCTCCGAAAGAACAGCCAAAAGAACAGCCCAAGAAGCCTGTCAGCGAGGATAGCGTGAAGAAAGAGGACACGCCAGACCTGCCGAAATATACCAAGGGCAAGAGTTTCGGCAAGCGTGACACGATTAAGCCTGAGCATATCGCAGACCGTATAGAGCAGCTCTTCGGAGTGACCGTGCATACAGGTGAGCGTATGTTTGGTGGTATTAGTGGTATATACAAGCGCAAGATCGGCTCGATCCGCACAGCTAACTGGGGCGACATTGACAACCTCGCTCATGAGCTGGGCCATAAGGTTGCCTCGCATATCCGTGTCCCAAACATGGGACGCTACTTCGACGAGTTCAAGACGCAGGTGGAGAAGAACCACGGCGAGAGCGCATACAGGCCTGAGCAGTACTACCATGAGGGTCAGGCAGACTTTATGGCCGACTACCTCATGCGTGGCAAGGAGGTTGCTGCAAGGCATTTCCCGCAGTATTACAAGGCATTCACGGATATGCTGGGCCGCAACGATGACATGAAGAAGCGCGTAGATGATGTCTATGACCTTTATCAGCGTTACCGCAGGCAGACGCCGGAACAGAGAGCTATGGGTGGTGTCCATACGGGCAAGGATGACAAGCCTTCGCTCCTCGACCGTCTCCGCAATCTACGTGACAATTTCGTATCGCAGGTATTCGATGACAAGGCACCCATGAAGGATATCGATGAGATGCGCAAGGAACTCACGCACAAGAAGGACATCGATGAGAGTGACAGCGTGTATGCCACGGCTCGTCTGGCACAGGGCTCTGCCGCTGAGCGTGCTGATATGCTGGTGTCTGGTAAGCACCCTGAGATGGTGCAGGCGGCATTCAACAAGGTGTATGGCGATGGCACCATAGCCCATGCCGTAACCCTGAAGAACACGCTGAAGGCACTCGGCAAGGCTATGCATACGAAGGAAGGCCGTTCTTACCTGAAGAAAGCTGGTTACCGTGACGGCGTAGAGGCGCTGGATATCCTCCTGTCTGCACAGCGTTTCCGCGAACTGCAGGAGAACGAGCTGGACTTCATGGCTGACCTCGGCAAGAACATCACGGATGCAGGCAAGGCGGCAGAAGAGGACAAGATGAAGTGGGCTATCGAAAATGGCCAGTCATTCCCTGAGGTTCATACGCATGAGGTATTCGACCGTATGCTTGACCGCTATGCGCAGAAGAATGCCGGTGCGGCACAGGCCATGAAGGAGGCCCTGCGTTCCATCGGCTACAAGGATGCCGAGGAGCGTGCCAGGATGGATGACGAGATTGCCAAGGCCCACGAAAAAGGCGATACGGAAACAGAAGAGAAGCTCCTGGCACAGCAGTTCGCTTTCCCTGATGGCACGACGGGTGACCAGATTATCCATGTGATGCACGAGGCCGCCAAGCAGTATTTCGAGGATGTTCGTGACCATTACCCGGCTTCTATGAGCATGGAGGATGCACAGGCCGTTATCGATCGTGCGCCTGCAGCCCTGAAGAAAGCCGCCGATGACGTGCACAAGATGACGGATAACGTGCTCCGTATTCTTAACAAAAGCGGCATGATATCCGACAGTGCTTATAAAGCCATGAAGGAGAAGTACAAGAACTACATCCCGCTGGTAACAGAGAGGGAGAACGATTCGGGTGTAGCTGCGGCATTCGGGGTCAAGGGCTTCTCCAACATAGGTGATGCTATTAAAGACAGCAATGCCAAGCCGCGTGAAGAGAAGACTATGCGCATCAAGAGCCCGCTGGAACAGGTCCTCCACAACACGTACAGCCTGCTGGATATGGTGGAGCGCAACAAGGTGGCGCAGAAATTCGTGAAGGGCGTCAACGAGATTCCAGGCAGTGCGAGACTGGCTGAGGAGACAAAGGCCCCCGCAGACCCGCATACAAGCACGTTCAGCGTGTGGATTGACGGCGAGAAGCACAACTTCCAGACCACGCCTGAGTTTTATCAGGCTCTGCAGGTAGCCACGCCGAAGCAGAGAAATGCCGTGTGGAATGCCGCACGCGCTATCGCTTCGCTGGTACGTTCCTCGGCAGTCATAATGCCGGACTTCGCCCTGAAGAACTTCATCCGTGATACAGCTTCGGCAGGCGTGTTCGGCGGCTTCATGACCCTCGCTCACTTCCCTGAGGCCATGTTCCACGTTATGAGGAATATCTTTGGTTCCAACCAGCTCATGCATGACTACCGTGCATCCGGTGTCCTTACCAGTACGCTGGTAGGTCTTGACAGGAACAGTCTGCAGGGGCATATCGGTGAGCTCTATGGGCGCGGCAAGTGGGGCACGGTGAAGCATCTTGCGGACATACCTATCAATGTACTTCAGCAGTTCAGCAAGGCTGTTGAGACCATCCCCCGTCTGGCTGAGTATCAGCGGCAGATAAAGAACGGTGCAAGCAGGGAGAAGGCGGCCCTCGCGGCACGTGATATCACGCTGGACTTCTCCAAGGCTGGTAAAGCAGGCAGGGAGCTCAATGAGATTACTGCCTTCGCCAATGCAACCCTGCAGGAGAGTGCGCGTATCGTACAGGGCATCAGGGAGCATCCGGCGCATATGCTGGCATACTGCGGCCTGTTCATGGCCAGCTCCATAGCCTTTTACCTGAAGTTCAACTATGGCCAGCAGTGGTATGACGACCGGCCTGAATGGGAAAAGAACACTTACTGGATGTGGCGTACGGGTGATGGCGTCATCCACCGCGCAGCCAAGCCGTTCGGTCTCGGCATGATATGCTGTTCCCTGCCTGAGCGCTTAATAGAGCACTACAAGGGTGGCAAGCCCTTCAAGCAGAATGTGCCGGGATGGTTCAGCGCACTCAAGGATGCCTTCGTGCCGGATATGATTCCGAATATTGCCCTGCCATTCTTCGAGTACAAGTCGAACTACTCCCTGTTCAAGGATGCTCCTATTAACAGCCAGTATTACAAGGGCCAGCAGAAGCAGGACAAGAATGCTACGTATCTTGGCCACGTGATTGCTGATAAGATGCAGGGGCCTGTGAATGCCCTCAACAGCCTGTTCGGCGGCCACAGCAAGTTCACGCCGACGGATGCCGACTACTTCGGCGGACAGCTGGGTGGCGGCATATACAAGTGGGTCAGCAACGCCTCTTCTGGTAAAGGGCCGGGTGAGATAATGGCCAAGACCTTTACGGGAGTCAAGAGCACGCAGAGCCAGAGCGACTTCATGGATGCCAAGCAGGAGCTGAGCGAGAAGTATCAGGCAACCAGCAAGGGTACGTTCAGGGGCAAGCATGCGCAGGAGTACAACAAGCAGCACAGGCTTTCCCAGATGTCTGATAAAGACCGCTACAACTACCAGCTGCTGGAGGCGGCGCAGAAGAAGCTGGATATCGTGAATAAGCAGGAGGGGAAGATATCAGATGATGAACTGAGAGCACAGAGACAGAAAATCATGCATGATGCCATGAAGATGTACCGCTATTAAGGCAGGAGGGGGCGTTCCCATGAGGGGGCGCTCCTTTTTGGTGTCGGTAATATTTATCTGAGGGGCAATTTTTGTCTGGGAAAGGAAACGATGCGTATATGCACGATGAGGACAAGCTCCTGATGCAGCAGCTTATGCGCGTGGAGACGAAGCTGGATGACGTATCCGGCACGATCTCGAACATCAGCCAGCGCCTGGCTGGCCTGGAAGCGCAGATGAGCATTCAGAAAAGCTATAACGACAAAGTAGACGAACTCTGGTCACTCAAGGACAGGGGAATGGGGATCAAGGGTGCGGTTGCCTGGGCCGCGCCCCTGATTATCAGCCTGATATCCCTGTATATGACCACGATGGCAAAGTAGAGAGGAGGATGACGATGACGAAGATATTCAGCAAGGGTGATATCTCCCACACGCGGGGAGATACGGCGTTTATCCGTCTGTCCCTTACGAATAACGGGGAACCCTATGCGGCGGATGGTGACACCTTCACGCTTACGATCAAGCGTAACGTACATGATGATGAGTATGTCCTTCAGAAGATGTTTGCGGTGCCGCGCATTCTCCTTCAACCGAAAGATACGGCAGGGCTGGATGCAGGTACCTATGTCTATGATATTCAGATTCAGACGCAGGCAGGTGTTGTGCAGACGATCGGGCCGCATAAGTTCCACCTGCTGGCTGATGTAACGAGGTGATAGAGAAATATGGATACGGAACTGACGCCTGAGCTCTCATTGGAAGCAGACCTCAACCTTGCCGCTCTTAAAGGTGACAAAGGCGAGAAGGGCGATGTCGGCGAGAGAGGCCCGCAGGGCATCCAAGGCCCTAAGGGTGAAAAAGGTGACAAAGGAGACAAGGGTGAACCCGGTGAGCGCGGTCCACAGGGACTGCGCGGTGCAGACGGAGCAGCTGGCCCGCAGGGCCCTAAAGGAGAGCCCGGTGAAAAAGGTGACAAGGGAGACAAGGGCGATGCTGGCCCCGTACCCAAGATTACCATTGGCCGTGTGAGCACAGGCCAGCAGGCATCTGTCACAAACTCGGGCACGGCAGAGGCTCCTGTACTGGATTTTGTCATTCCTGCAGATGGCGAGGTCGTAAATATCAAAGGCGACAAGGGTGATACTGGCGCACAGGGGCCGCAGGGTCTTCCAGGGCCTAAAGGTGATACAGGTGAAAGAGGCCCGCAGGGCATTCAGGGGCCTCAAGGTGAAAAGGGTGAACGCGGCCTGCCAGGAATGCGCGGAGTCGCCGGATTACAGGGCCCGAAGGGTGACAAAGGAGACAAAGGAGACAAAGGAGAGAAGGGCGACACTGGTGCACAGGGGCCGCAGGGGCTTCCAGGAGCCCAAGGCCCCGTTGGCCCACAAGGCCCTAAAGGTGATACAGGAGTTCAGGGTCCTGCTGGTAAAGATGGCAAGGATGGTGCAGACGGTATCTGGACGTATGATGCAGATGGAGACATTATCCCTGCTGCGAATGGCGTATCTTATGATGACCTGCAGGAACTAAGCAAGCGCGTAAGTGCCCTTGAAGGATTGGAGGATGAAGCCTTATGAGCCTAAGAGACAAGCTCGTGGCTGTCTGTGATGCCGTGAGGGCGAAGGCAGGCACCACGCAGAAGTACAAGCTCGCAGACCTTCCTGATGCTATCAAGTCTATCAAGAGCGGTGGATCAGGCGATTCGGGAGATTCGGGGGGCACGACAATCGAGGAAATCAGTAAGGCAGAGCGTATCAAGAATCTGGTGCAGGATGATGGCGACCTACTGAAGGGTGATGTTGTCCTACCAGATACGGTAACAGAGATACGAAGTCATGGCATTGACAGCTTTGACGATTTGAAATCATTGGCGGGACCGAAAGTTACGTCTGTCGGACCTTATGGCATCAATCTTTGCATCGGTCTCAAAAGTATCAGTTTGCCACTATGCACACATCTGCAATATGATGCAATTTCCTTCTGTCACAATATTACGACGGTAGATCTGCCAGCATTGAAATCACTGAAAGGTGTTAGTGAGCCTTTTAGCAATAATAGCATTTCAGACCTTAATCTTTCAGCATGCGTCGAAATCAGCGGAGGTAGAACTATATATGACCCTGTTTTTGGTCTCAATAGCGGCGATATCCGCAAGATTCATCTTCCTGTGTGCACAAGCATAGGAAGGCATGCTTTTAGTATGCTAGGAAGCAATGAAAGTGCTGGCCAGCGCACACATGACATCTATCTGAGCGGTAGCACGGTTTGTACCATCGACGTGGATGCATTCGGAGATGATTGCCGCAATATTACGGTATACGTACCCAAGAATCTGCTGGCGGAATACCAGAAGCAGGAGTGGGTAGGCAAGTACGGCGATAATGTCAAACTGGCGGCTATTCCTGATGAGAAGAAGGAGGCGTGATGAATGGCTGGTAAAACACACAATATCGTGAGTGATGGAGGCACGCTGGGGACGGCCTCCAAGCACTGGCCGGGCATCTACGTTGATAAGATTAACGGCGTGGATGCAGATAAGCTGGGTACTGGCGGTGCTGGTACCCAGGGAACAGCTGGCCCCAAAGGTGACAAGGGTGCCGATGGCCTCAGTGCTTATCAGATTGCCTGCAACCATGGATTCACAGGAACAGAGCAGGAATGGCTGGATAGTCTGAAAGGTGCTCAGGGCCCGAAAGGCGAAACTGGAGCCACGGGAGCACAGGGACCAGCAGGCAGGGACGGCGTAAATGCCGCTGCCGATGGCAACCTTACCAGTAATCAGATTACCTTTGCCAATGGTACGAAGCTCTGGATCGAGGTGGCACAATGAGTGTCATCAAGCTGTTCAATGGCAAGAATACCGAAGAAGTCAAGCTCTATCCCAGTGTAGCAGAGGCTGGGGGGAAGGCTGTCAAGGTAACAGCAGATGGCAAGGACTGGTATGCAGGTCTTGGCCCCGTTGATGATAAAGATGCATCCAGTGGCAGGCTTATGGTCGGCGGTACCACCTACGCCCTGCTCAAGGAATGTGCAGCCAAATCGTTGGCGGTAGGCTCTGTATCGTATCAAATAGACTCGCCTGACTACTCCCAGTGCAAAATTAGATACGGTATGCTAGATATGTCGTATTCTAAAGGTGTCTACAGACAAAACTATGCTCATGCATGTTGTCGGGCTGATAATGGCGATGTAACTTTTACAATATACATCAGTAATCCTAAGTGGTGTAGTTGCTCTATGGCAAACAATGAATACGACATTTATGGCGGCAGAAAGCTATATAACGGTAATACTTTTACCCTGCACAGCGGACAAGAACAATGGCTGGTATTTGCCATCAATAGTGGCTGGTCGCAAGCTGCTGTGTGGCATAACCCGTAAGGAGGTGACTGATAAATGTCAGAATGGAATCAGCATCCTGGTGAATCCTACGAAGACTGGAAGTGGCGTCTCCTGCTCGCAAAGACACGCCACGAAACCCACGGCCTTAGCTGGACGGATATTGCCTCTATGCTGGGGCTGAGCTATACAGAGGAGCACCTGAGGAAAGAGATGCATGGAATCGCCCTGTACGATGAATATCTGAGGGAGCAGCGGGGCATTGCCCGTGATGATGACCTGCAGGCACAGATGGACAGTCTGGAGAGGGCCAAGATACAGGCTCAGGATCAGCGTCGGATGCTGCGCAAAGATCTGCGTGAGTGGGCTAGGGCAGACCATCTCCGCGAGGAGGTCGTGAAGGCCATAAGGGAGCTGGAGCCCCTGAAAATAAGGCCTCAGGTCGAAGGTACGGAACTCGTATTTTCAAACTTGGAGGGCATTTTACTCCTATCGGACTGGCATGTAGGCATGGTCACGGACAACCTCAGCAATACCTACAATACCACGGTGTTCCGCGAGCGTCTGGGAGAAGTAGCCCGCCAGACTATCGAAACCTGCCGCCTGAACAGCATAGGCCGCCTGCATATGATGTGCCTTGGTGACCTCGTGCATGGCCTTATCCACGTCACGGCTCGCATTCAGAGCGAGGAAGATGTGGTCAGGCAGTGCATGGATGCAGCAGAAGGGCTGTGTTCCTTAATAGGCAGCATCCTTGATGCAGGTATCGGCATTAAGCTCTACTGGTCGCGGGGCAACCATGACCGTGTGAATGCCAATATGAAGGAGAGCATCTGTAAGGAATCTTTCGCAGATTTGATCCTCTGGTATCTGCAGGCAAGGCTTGAAGGCGTGGAGGGCATAGAGATTGTCCCCAACACACAGGATGACGAGATTATCATGGCAGAGGTGTGCGGGCAGAAGATTTGTGCTGTTCATGGCCATAAGGACAAGCCTGATAAGGCTGTGAGAAACATGGTGGCCGTGACGCGCTCCTTACCAGACTACGTGTTTCTGGGGCACTTCCATTCGTCGGCAGAGCGAGAGATTGATGGAGCCACGGTTATCGTCAACGGTTCCCTGTGCGGTGTAGATGATTATGCTCACAGTCTGCGTTGTACGGGCAAGCCTTCCCAAAGCCTGCTGATAATGAGTGAGCGCGGTATCGTGGCCCGCCACAATCTGATACTCTGAGGCCGCAAATTGAGAATCATGAAACGACGAATTTCATCGGTTCATGTTCTAGGGGGAATATCCATGGATAAATTAATAGACAAGCTCACGGCAGAGAGCATCGTGGCCGTTGGGCTTAACGCAGCATTCATCCTGTGCATCTGCATGGGAACAGACAAGGAGATTACCATGTCGCTGGGCGCTGGTCTGGTAGGATTCATCGGCCACGCGGCTGTGAGCGCGAAAAAGGAGGAGTAATATGGCTGTTATCAGCAAAGAGAATTGCACGAAAGTTACGCCGAAGGAACTGGAAGAACTGGCCAGCGAGGTGCGTGAAAGTGTTTGGGAGCAGGCACGTGGGGTCGGCCGCGAGCCCAAGATTTACATGCACTGGACGGCGGGCAAATATGACACCCTGTTCGATGATTACCATGTGTGCATTACGGGGGATGGCTCCATCTACATCACAGGAGCGCTGGACGAACCGTTGGCGCATACGTGGCGTAGGAATACGGGGAGCATCGGCATCACGCTCTGTGCAGCGTATAATGCCACTACAGATGATCTGGGGGACTATGCCCCGACAGCAGCACAGATCGAGAGCATGGCTCAGGCCGTGTGCGCGGTAGCTGATGGCCTATGGCTCACCATTAACAGCAACTACGTGCTCACGCACGGGGAAGCCGCTGACTCCATCGACGGTATCTATACGTGGGACGAAAATGATTGCTACGGCCCCCAGCATACGGTGGAACGCTGGGATTTGCAGTTTTTAGGCACAGCGGAGTCCCCGAAGTACACAACAGATTACGATGACCCGTCTACTGGCGGTAACGTCCTTCGTGGCAAGGCCCAGTGGTATCGGGAGCAGAAGGGCTGAGAGTACGGAAATTGTACCTTCGAAATCAGAGGAGAAAACAACCATGAGTAAGTGGACAGACGTGAGAGACTCTATCGAGAATGACGTAAAGGTATCAGGCATTGATGAGGCTGTTAAGCAGAAACTGCTGGGCGAGCTCACGAATGAGGCTATGCCCGCCGCCGAGTGTGCCGTGGACAAGCTGTGCGATGGCCTGCGTACAGATAGCGAGGGAGAAGATGGCTGGTGCAAGGTACGTGATGCTGTAGTGCTGCCCTGTGCCCTCCGTGGCCTTGTATGGCTCTGCAAGCTGGGGCTCGGACATACGCTGCAGAAAACTGCTTGACAGCTGAGCGGCGATACCGTACAATACGTCTTATCCTTGGTGAGGCCAGCATATCCGCTGGCCTTTTTGTTTGTCCGAATATTTGGTATAATATAGGTAAGGTACCCAGAAAACTGTACATCGACTCTACGCTCTTTCCTTTTTGTATGGGAGGGCAGACATACATGAAGGAAAAGTATATTAGTTACGTGGAGAGCAGGCGGCAATACCGCATTGAGCTCCGCATTTCAGGCAGTCGTGTTGTGGAGTACAGGAGCACCCTGATGGATGCTATCAAGCGGCGCAACACGCTGATGAACCAGAAGAGAGCAGGCATCTTTGTTCCGAAGGACAAGAGGGATATTCCATCTACCCTGAAAGAAGCCTTCGAGGAATATCGCCTGCAGGTCATTGACAGGACAGACATGGCTGTGAGCACGAAAGACCGTTACCGCTATGACGCGAACAAGGTCAACAGATACCTCGGGGACGAGAACCCTATGCATATTACGACAGAGCAGTGGGAGCGACTGTTCCGCAACTGGCTTGCTGCTGGGAGCGACTACAAACATGTGCGCGACTGCATGAGCAGGTACCGTGACATGTACCGTTATTATCAGCGTCTCCATTATATAGAGGAGAACCCCGTCAATGGTGTGGTGCTGAGAGACAAGCACGGCATACACGGCAGGGAGCAGAAGCCCTGCTTCACGGAACGGGAGAAGAACATCTTCCTTGAGACGGTCAAGCAGATATACGGCTGGCAGTGGTACACCTTGTTCGTATTCTTCTTCGCCACTGGATGCCGCAGGGGAGAACTCCTTGCCTGCCAGTGGGAGGACGTAGACTGGGAGAAGCAGACGCTCCATATTGGCCATAGTATCGGGCGAGGTACAGTCAACGGTGAGTATCAGGAGTTTCGTGGCCGCACCAAAACACCTCAGTCTGTGAGGGACATTCCCCTGAGCGGGGAGCTTATGATTATCCTGAAGCAGCTGAAGCTCTATACGGGCTCAGTCAGTCCCTATATATGGCATCAGGTGGACTGCCATGGCAAGTATGACTGGATCAGCCTTACCGCCATCCAGCGTATCTTTAACAGGGCCAGGGCAAACTGTTCCATCAGGCAGGAGCTGACGATCCATAGCATCCGTCACTACTTTGCCAGCAAACTGGTTGCCGCAGGCGTTGACCTGAAGACCATACAGGCACTCGGAGGGTGGTCTACGCCGGACGTCCTTCTCACGAATTATGCGAAAGCAGATGAAGACAAGATGAGAGAAGTCATGCATGAGTACCTCGGATCTGATAAGAATGACAGGCACTGGAACAGGAAAAGGAGGGCCGAATAA